TCCATTGTTAGGAATTTAATTTAGTTAATAAATTGTTTAAGTTATGCTTCAATCCACTCAAATCTACCTCCGGCTCCTTAGTCTCTGCAACTGCCTCAGCGGGTTGCTCCTCTTTAGGAGTGGTATCTATTGAAATAAGCGATTTAATTGCCTCGTTAATTTGTGCGACTCTGATTTCGATAAACTCAAAAGCATCATCAGAGAAGCGGCCATCTTTCAATGACTTTAAGAGCATGCTCAGCTCTTTAGACAGCTTAGAGTGGTTGTCAAGGATATCTTGACTAGTCAATGACTTACCCACCTCTAAAGTAGGGGTATTCATGTTAGCACCCCAAAGGACTGCCGAACCCTCAAAAAGCAGAATTTCTTTAATAAGGTTGTACTCGCCCTCAGCACTCTTTTGGTTCTCTTGCTTGATAGTTCTAAAGCCTACTGAGTGCTGGTTAATATGCCCAGACTTGTAGAACTCTAGCACATCGTTGCCCCATGTAGTGTTGGGCACATCGGTAATACCTACCAGATAGTCCTTTTCTACATACAGCTCAGAAAACTTACCAATAGCCGACTTTAGGCTTGGGTTGTGGTCTGTCAGATGCCAGATAAGGTTAGCCCCTTTAGGACCTCTTTCTGCCAGTGTCTTGTTATATGCACTAAAGTCAATGACATCGTTATCAAAGTCTTTAGACCCCATCTGGCTGATAGCAACCTTTACCTTGCGGGTTGTCGTAGAGACATCTTGCACCGAGTTGCTAAGTGTTTTTTGCTCAAAGTATCTTTTCATATTCAATATTTTGGGAGGGTTGACCCTGGTTATTGTTTCATGATTCCGCAGTACTGGCCGTAGCCGATCAAGCTCCTCCCCTATTTATTAATCTTCCTCTGCTATCTCTTTTAGGTACAACAATCCAAGAACATCTGCAATTTATGACCATCCCTGCTGAACCGCCCGGAGCCAAAGGGTATTCAATCTGTTCCTTGCTCCTTGGGTCCACAAAGTTGTCGTAAAAGTCCACCACCTGACCATCCATGTGATAATGGTCTTTAGGTTGCTCTGGTCTGAAACCTCTGGTCCTAGTGTCTCTAAATGCAATCCATTCTTTGACCATTTCGTAGTTAAAGGATTCAGCCGATGCTTTTACCCCAGTATTGGCAGCCCTGCCGACCTCTGTTCTGATTATCCGCTCCGCTTGCATAGCTGTAAAGCCAGACTCTTGAAACAGCTTAACAATCTCATCGACCGTAAGCTCTTTGGCGATTGAGGATTGCAATACTAAGATTAAATGATTCCTAAGTGTCTCTGAGGTCTTAACTACGGCATATTGCAGTAGGGTCCTTTCGAGTTCATCCATTACGAACTTAGCCCACTCCTCTGATCTGCCTATCCCCTTTTGCCCAGCTTCTTTACGGATTAACTTGTAGGTCTGATTAGCCCAGTACACCCCAACTGACTTGTAAATACTCTCAATTGGTTTGTAAAGCTCATCATTCCAGAGCATTGTCCGTAAGTCCACCAAAGCCTGTCTGGGACCACGTTTCTTAATTGTACCTATCAAAGAGCTGACAACCTTATCCAGTTGTCTTTTGACTTTAGGATAGTGAGTCTTGCCGAATTTGCGATTCGTGTTCGCAAACTGCTTCGCATACTCTGTTCTCTCCTTGTCTGTCATTCATCAACCTATTTTTTAAGGCTAATCGCTTAGCCTCCATTTTAGCTTTTAGCAAGGCGCAGCACTTTTCCTTTTTGGTTATAGGATAAGTTCTGTAAACCTCACTCATTATCGAGGTCATCTTCATCCTCGTTATTTACATCACTCAGGTCCATGTTTGGAGCTTCGTACTCGCTAAATGGCATACCATCTTGCGTAGTTATCCAAGGCTCGTCAAAAATAGGGTTCTCAATTCTTTCTAATCCCAACAGCATCCTTTGCTCGTTAGGGCTAAGGGCTTTGAGGTCTTTAATCCATCCTGATTTTTCGACTACATCCTCTTGCAGTTCTGTAAAGACCGTATGGTCAAAGTCAATGTAAACGTTCTGGCCTTTGTAGCCCCAGTCTGTTTGTAGCTTTCTGTTAAAGTGGTTACGGAACGAAACCAACTGAGGCATAGCACAACGCGTTGTAAGAGCTTTTTCAGCCTCTCTAACGTTGTTATATGTCGAGGACTCGGAATCACCCACCAACTGGCTGGGAACGCCATAAACCGAGCTAAACCGCTTCAAATCCCATTTCTCAGAATCAATGATAGATAGCTCTACTGGGTTAAGGCCAACAGACTGCCATCCCATCTTGTAACCAGAGACACCAATGCGGCCCCAGTTCTCTGATCCTACCCACTCGCCTTTACCTACAAGTTTACTCTTAATAGCCTCTACTTGCTTTCTTGTATCGGCAACATCTACCCCACCATTCATGACTCTTGGGTCATCGACATAAAGGACACCCTTTACACCTTGATTTTCGAGCATAGCCGCACTAGCTTTGATAGCCGAGTTAGACCTACTTAATCTGCGCAGAGCAGCTTTAAGAGGGCTCATGCCGTAAAGGTGAGCCCCATTGATATCCCAGTCGTAATTTTGGTATTTATCGTGTAAGACTTGCTGTTTTGTGAACAAAGCATCTGAAAGGACCGGTATCATATACCCCTCTTCAACGATGGGGAACATATTAGTCGAAGCAATGATATTTACCTCTTGGTAGGGTAGATTATGCAACTGATAAGGCTTGCCCTGATTGGCTCCCATGTCTAGCATCTGAGCCCAAACACAACGGCCACCAGTTATCAGCTTATATCCAGTAGAGTTAGCGACTAGGTCCTGAAAGGTCTCGTAGTCGTTAGGGTATCGTAAAAGCTCAGTAAGTCTATCTACATAAATAGGCTCTAAGGCTTTTTTCTTATAGCCCATTGCCTTTTGAAAGTCCTCAGTAGAGATGTCTTTCTTTCTCATTAAGCCCTGATACGACTTAAAAGCGGCTTCATCGACAACCTTGTAGGTGGTCCAGTCTGGTAGCTTTACCTTGTCTGTAATCAGGGTTATTGTCGAGTAGAGGATATCATTAACCTGATAACCATCTCTTATGTAATTAGTTCTGTTATCGCTGATGCCAACAAAAGTGCCACCAGTTACCTGATAGGAAGCAAAAGGCTGGCCTATCGGCATCATCGGCACCGCTTTCTTTGTTAGTGCATCCCACGCATCTTTTATTCTACCCACTTTCTTTATTTTACCAAGCCATAACCTCGAATCGGGGCTTGTTTAGTTTTGTGTAAATTGCATACCGCATCGAATCGCATAAGTGATCCCACATCTTGACTGGCTGCTCGTCTGCATGAACCTTGCCATCTTTATCGACCTTCCATTTGTAGGACCTAATCTCTTTAATCAGGTTCGTGCTGTCAGGGGTAACGATTAAAGGCTGGCTCTTTACCTTTTGGATGCCTGCATAGACATCTTTTTCGGCTGGCTTGGCATTGTACCCAGCTCTGACCAGTTCCTCAATAGTCTTAGGCTCGGCAGCATCACAGTAAATCTCATCGGACCTCTTGATGTTTAGTACCTTTAGCCTTTCTATTAAATCAGTGGTAGTTAGCTTAGTTTCGTAAAGCATCTCCTTGACAAAGGTTTGTTTCTCGTGAAACCCCACCTTGACTAAAGCAGTTGGTACTGAGTAGCCAAAGTCTAAGCCATAAACCGTTTCACACTCATCCGGGAACTGACCTTGTCTCCAATGGGTGTAGATAATCTCTGAGGACTTACCCCTTTCTCCCAACCCAAAGACCTTCCAAAGATTCTCGTCTGCATCTTTCAAACTTTCAATCTCAGCTACCTGCTCACTTGGCAGGAATGGGTTGTCTTTATAGGTTGAGTGGATTAAGAGGTTAGTATCTCTATCAGCGACATCGTACACCCAGCTCATCTCATCGACTGGGTTAAAGTCTAAAAAGATGGTCTGCTTGGTTCTTAGAGCTAACTGCTGGTAAATAGAGTGGGGCAAAAGATTGGCCTCGTTTATATACAAGATATCTCTGCCTGGTCCTCTTACCTTACCCGAGTCCTCAGCCCCAAAGAACTCTATATAAGAGCCATTAGGGTAATGATAGACATTGTCAGTCTTGTTAAAATTGTCATCTGAGTAGATGCCAGCATCTTCGAGTATCTTTAGGATATCTCGCCTAGCACCCCTTTTCAAATGGGGTAAGGATGGACTAACCACCGAAATCGTTACTTTTTCCTTGTGCGGTATGAAAAGAGCTAAAAGTTGTGAAATTGAATAAGTCTTACCAGATCGAGTAGAGCCTTGGTTGGCTATTACCCTAAATCTTTTTGCCTGATAGGCTAGTAAGTTTCTTTCAAAGACACTTGTATATCGAATATCAACTTGTCTCATTGGCTGGCTTGAATACTATGTTAATGCCGCCATCAACCTTAATATCTTGCTCGCCTTTTTCTTTCTGACCTAACCTTTGCTTGCCTAACCAGATAAGCATAGCTCGGTCTTTATCTTTGATTGCTGCATCAAATTGGACCTTTCTCAAAAGGCTTTCTCCTGATGCTTGCTTTTCTTGCTTAAATGCCACAAAATCGACCCCTAAATCCGACTTACATCGTTGATACAGAGTGTTTTCGTGGATACCGAGGTGTGCGGCTACTTCTACTCCAGAGCATCCTGCCATTAGGTATTCGCCTACAACATCCCAGTCTATGGTGGTGAGTGATGACATTACTTTTTTTTCTTAGCCATCTTAGGGAGTTTCTTGCCTTTGGAGGCTTTATTCCACTCCTCCACATTAACTCCTTGCTTTTCGAGCTTTTTCTTGTTAATGTTAAAGTAGGCTGCTTGGGCTCTTGATTTGTACGGCATAAGTAAAAAAGCCCACAACCCCGAAGGACTGTAGGCTCATTGATTTTTTACCCTTTATTCACCCCCTAATATACGAAATTTTTAGCAATCTACCAAATATAAGTAGTACTACTTATCAACATCAGTATTCCATTGACTAAGTATGCGGACCAATTCAAGCATAATTCCTTGCCCTCCTGATGTCATTAGTGGATGGACACCATCTAAACACTTAACCTCTAAAGATGCATCTGCTGGACAAAATAAGTGTTTTGCCTTACATAACATAGGGATATCCCATGCCGAGTCCCCAATGGCTATCTGATAGTCAAAAGGGATGGTCTCCTTATTTCGTATAATGTGCAATTGAGCCCCAGACCTCCGTAGGTATTGCTCTGCTCCAGGCCAACTGCTTGCGGTTACTAAATGCACCTGATAGCCCATTGAGATTAGCTCTTTAATGGCTCCGATGTCCTTGTTATTAAAGGACTTAATGATGTTACCTTGATGGTCAACCCAGATTTTGCCATCTGTTAAGCAGCCATCGATATCACAACATATTGTCATTGTATAGGTTTTAGATTTTCTCCAGTAGTGGGATTGCCGTATATTCTTATATCATTTTGGTCAACTGTCCTTACTATTCCGGTATCATATAATCGTATAATAAACTGAGGATTGGAATGTATTGATCCGGCTATCATAAATAAGGCTACCCCATAGCCCAATGGTGTCTCTACATCAAAGGGGTTTACTATTTCGTGTATTGTTTGAACTATCATTTTTTTATTATCCAATAATACCAATCTCGACCTAATAAATTGACTGTTGCAAACTTATGTGGAGGCCATGCAATAATGGTTTTTGACTTCTTGCCTAAGATAACCATGCAGCCATGATCATCTAATGAAATATCCCACTGATGGAAGCCTTGCCAGTTCTCATGTGTTGCCTCGTTAAAAAAACCTTGCACGATTAGATACCCTCCGGGCTTAACTGCTTGTAATAACAAATCTAAGGCCTTTCTTGTCTCTTGAGTATGATCTAAGGCATTTGAGATATGTACTATGTCAAACTCATTCTTAAAGGGCAATTCCTCTGCTGGGTAGGGTAGTGGAGCTTTTAGCTTATGCCGTTCAAAGTCAAACACTAGCTTGTAAAGGTCTCCCAAAGGGTCGCATGGGGTTACATTTACTAATCCATTTAGTATTGAGCAGACCCCTGAGCCTACATCTAATACTTTCTGATTAGGCACAGATAAAATAAAGTCGGCTACCTCTTGATTCAGTTCTGGGGTTTTTACTTTCTTTACCCAGCCTTGTAAAAAGCGGTCTGTTTTTACAAATTGCTGCCAAAAGGATAATTCATGGTAAATTCCATGTAGTTCTAAAGTTGTCATTTATTGCACTTTTTATTGTTAATATTCGTTTTATAGCTTATTTTATATGCTTTTGTGCCTTTTATGGCTCATTATTGAGCTTTATATGCTTTTGCATTTGCGAATTTGTAAAGTAATTGTCACCATTTTTGGCAAATTATCGACATTAGTTCGGAATTGTGTCGAATATTTGTACTCTAAGTAACAATTATGGAATATTTTTAACCTATTTAGGCCATAAATCTTGTTGCCAATTTTTACCCCATTTTTGCAGCATGTGTCTTTGACTGATTGGGGTCCAGTAGTTTCTGAGCTGCTTTCTTAGCTGACCGATGGGATGCTCTTTTTTGTTCCTTAAATAGGTATGCCCGATGACTTGGCTATGAAGCACTCCCACCCTTTTAGGCTTGACCCGATGACACCAGTCAAGGTCCATATAGTAGTAAGGCAGCATTTCGTCTAAGGGATTAATGTTAAAGACCTCTGCATTAACCATAGGGGCGGTCCATTCTATAAAAGGGGTCTCTTTGGGTTCGTGTCCATTAGGCCATTGAAATCTATGATCCGAGGTGGACATAGCCGGATGTATGCCAGCCCAGCCAAGCCTTTCGCAATCCATAGCCAATTCATAAGGCATTTGTGGCTTAAAAGTTACATTTGAGACAAACCAATAATAATCAGCCTCTTTGTTTTTGTTTATGATTGTATTGTAAGCCCTTGACATATTGCCCACACCATCCCGACTGACTATCTCATAAGGTAACCCAGTTTCCTCGATACATTTTAGGGTCTCTAGCCATTCTGGTTCTAAGTATTCAAGGGCAACAATTAAGATTCTCATTTTATGGGTGTTAAGTGGACAATAAGGTTTCCATCTCTACTTTCTATGTGCATGATTGCCCAGAGTTTGTCAGTGTAGCCAAACTTATAAGCCTCAGATAAGGTAAAATAGTTTATGAAAGTATGCTTTCGATAGCATCTTACATGAGTAGGATCAGCAAATTGCAAGTCTGGGTTTGCCCCTGCTTCTGGGGTTTCTATGTATAATGCACCCCCTTTTTGTAGTATGCGATAACTTTCATTCATAAAATCTAGCAAGTTATTAAGATGCTCCACCACATGAATAGCAGATATCTCTGTCATGCTGTTATCTTTAAAAGGCCAAGGGGTTATATTAAGGTCGTGAACCACATCGACATTGTCAAATGGTCTTACATCTAAAAAAATGTCATTCTCTCTTTTGGCCCAATTAGGACCGCATCCAACTATAAGCTGCATAAGATTTGATTAATTTTATACATCCAGTAATCCCAAGTATAAGTCTGCACATGGGCTTTAATATTCTCAGACCGTTGCTTTAATTGCTCTGGGTTATTGATTGCAAACATTGTGGCATCAAATAACTTGTCATAAGAGTAGCCAGTCTTAAAAGAGTTGCTATCATTTAGGTCATCATCACCCTCTATTATTCCCCGAATCGTTACGGTACGTTTTGTGCCAGCTTCTAAAGGAGCTGTTGATCTTGCATCGTACCTAGTAGCCTTTATCATAATGGTTGCCTCATCGTATAAACGATTCATGGTTTCTAAGCTCGGCTTAGTAAAATATTCTGCATAGATATTGTCTTTGGCTGCCTGTAACCCAAAGCCTTTTATTGTCCAGCCCTTTTCTATTAAGTTCTTAGCCACTTGAACTGATATCTTTTCGGTGTCTTTAGCCATGTTAGTAGGCTCTGGCGATTCTAGTAAAGCTATTTTGCCCTCTTTTGGTTTATCGCTTATGGTAAAGTCTTCCAGATTTACCCCATTGCCTACATAGTGTATCGGGCCCTTTCTTTGGTATTTATTTTGTAAAAACCTGATATTCCACTGGCTTATTGAGATTAAAGGATATTTAGTAGTGTATAAAGCTAAGCAACTATCAAAAAATGACTTGTTGGTTATATTAAACAGATGCTCCAGCATTTGCAAAAAGACTACTTTTTTGACTGGCTTATCTTTAGACAATAAAAAAGCTCCATGCGGGCTAGTTACTATCAAAAGATCAGATTTGTCCAATAAGCTAGTAGTGTTGACAATCTTACAAGTTATGGTCATCCAATCGCATCTAACTGGACCAGCTTGGTTGTATAAAATAACCTTATGCCCAAAAGACTGTAATCTGTTTGCCCATTCGTTAATGACTCTTATGCCGCCATGCCTAGAGTTAATGTTCGGGCTTTGTATAAAGATTCTCATTTTTCGTAGATTGACTTATCTGGGTAAAGGTTCTGCATTAATATCTTAAAATCTGCATTTATAGTATAAGAACCAATACTAAAAAAAGTCTTGCCCACTAACTTACCTTGCCAAGTGCTTAGATTGTATTGATTGCTCAACTTAAAGTCAGCCATGTATTCAAAGCCGCCCTCCTCGTTTCTAGTGTAAGCTGATTTGATGACATATTCTTTTTTCCAATCCAAGTCCAAGAGCTTGCCAAATCGGGCATTATTGTATACTATCGGCACATGGATATCTGTGTAAAGGTCATTGCAACCTGGTAGGTTACTTGTGTTTGTGATAGCTTTTTTATAGAGGCCAGTCGCTTTCTCGGCCCATTGACTGCACAAACCATCATACCAATACTTAAACTGATCTACTCTTAGGTCTTTAATTAGAAAGTGGTCATCATTCCAAAAGATAAAATCCGGGGTATTTGTCATTTCACAACCAGTTAGTATCTTTTGAAAGATGCTGAAATTCTTGCGGCCTGGCACATCTGGGATTGGATAGTGATCGACATTCTTTACCCATTTAGGCTTTTGACCTATTAGTAAGATTCGACCAGTATGGCCTTTGAGGTGCTTCTCAATCGACCTTAGGGCATACCTCAGCTCGTTGTCCATCCACCGGCTGCCAGTTCCCAAAGCTATCACGATGTCCATTGAATTTGCTTAAAATGTGAATTTTTACAGCATTTGTTAAGTTACCGAACTCTTTGTAAATCAACTCTTTCTGTTCTCTTGTTAGGTAGGCTGATACCATTTGCACTTTCAGATGTGCAGGCTTTGGCTTTCTACCTCGTTTCTGCTTTTCCATATCACAAATATAGGCAAATAAAAATAAATTAAAAATATTTTTGGTTAATGTGTAAAAGTGTTATATCTTGCATCCATAACCAAACGATTTAACCATGAAAGCACCAATCAAACTTTTACTCGCTTTATTAGCGGTTGCCTATGTGATAGGCCTTTTACAAGACACCATTTGCCAATAATTAAAACCACAGCCATGACAATTACACTAATCACATCAAAAGACAGAGCCATCCACATTTTTGAATCTGGAGCTGGCTATTATCAAGCTGAACTATTTGACCCTACCGACAAGATGTATTCAGACCAAACTGGAGTCCGTTTAACTTTTAAGGAGTGGATGGATGCCGAAGCCATTGCCCTTATTATGTTCCATACTGGAGTATCTTATGGGCTTGAATCAGGCATCAAAGTATTTACCCCTACTTATAAACCTAACCGATATAAGGTCAATGATATTATGGGTTTAGCCCATGATTGATGGCAAGCAATAGGTAAACCAACCCCTGAATTTTTATTCGGGGGGCATTTTTTTAACCCTTAAATTCTAGACATGAAAACAACTTACCCCAACCACCCAATGCGAGACTACAACGAATGGATCGCAGCGGTTCACAACTATTTTAGAATGACAGCAGCAGAGTATGTCCGTAACAAGTACATTAGACAATTTACCCCTTTTCGTATTGACTCAGATGGCAAAGGCTACTACCTTGTCGGTGATGATAAAATACCAGCCAAGCAGTTTGAGCAGAAGTTTCCCTTACCTTTATTTATAAATAAAAACGATGAGAACCCTAACAACTTGGGCTCCATGTTATCAGAAACGATTTAATAAACCCCACTATGTCAAACGATTTAACAACCTACGACCTGGCACAGCCAGCACAATCCTTGCAACTAGCAAGCGAACTAAAACGATTTGTAAAAGAGCAAAAACTAACTGTAAACATCAAGGGCAAGGAGTATCCCTTAGTCGAGTCCTGGCAATGGGCTGGAGCCCAGCTAGGACTTTATCCCCAGCTTAATTACATCTCCAATCAGTCGACTGAGACAGAGATTAAGTACCTAGCAGAGGTCAACATCTGCAAATGGGGCACTAACGAGGTTATCTCTAAAGGTGTTGCAATCTGCTCTAATAAAGAGGCCAACAAAAGGCAATGGGATGAGTATGCTATACTATCCATGGCTCAGACCAGAGCCACTGGCAAGGCCTTTAGGAATCTAATTAGCTGGCTTATGAAAGCGGCTGGCTTTGAGGCTACACCTGCCGAGGAGATGGATTTTAATAAAGTAGCAGAAGATGGTCCTACTATGGATGAGAAGTTTATCTTACTTAACCTTATCGGCCATACAGACCTATCCGATGATGAGGCTATCTTGGCTCAAGAGGCCATTACTAACTGCCCAGACTATAAGACCTACCAAAAGTTGCAGCATCGCTTAGAGGCTCGCAGAAAGCCTATTGACCAAATAGTCAACCCCTCACAAAAGGACATCTCCAAACACCTTAAAAAGACAGTAAAATGAGAATAGCTACCACAACCGATTTAAGCCTATTTGAGACTACTAAATCCGAAAGGCAGGATTTTGCTCAAAGTGTCATAAATAGCCTAAAAGAGGGCTTTATAGACCCTCTAAAGGTACATTTGCAAGTAAAATGCTTGGAGGACCTAATAAAGCAGATAACAAGCCACCCAGAATATAAAGACTTGGCCTTAGATGAGGCTAGTAAGCATGGCAAGTCCTTTGAGTTACACAATGCCAAATTTGATATTAAAGAGGCTGGGGTTAAGTACGACTATTCTAACTGTGGCGATCCAGTATATAATGCTCTGGCTGAAAAGTTAGCAGAACTTGAAAAAGAGATAAAGGACCGCCAAGCCTTTCTAAAGGCCGTAAAGCCTGGCACAGAAATATTAGTAGAGGATGAAGTAGTAGTCCTTTACCCACCGATTAAGACATCGACCACATCTATAACCGTAAATTTAAAGTAAGATGACAAAGTTCCCCAAAGGTGTTCGGGTTTTTGCACCTAGAGAAAACGCCCCCTCGTTTGTTAAAGGTCAAATTATTATCAGCCCTAATGAGCTATTCCAATGGCTTAAAGAGAACCCAGATTTGATGACAGAGTACCAAGGCAACAAGCAACTAAAGCTCAGCATCACAGAACGCAAAGACGGAGGCGGTTGGAATACCGTAGTTGACACTTACAAACCCCAAAGCAATGGATCAGATAAAGACCTCCCTTTCTAAGATGCAGGCTTACTTAGAGACCCCTATTGGACATGAACCAAATCAGCTTTTAGAGCGGATGGAATACTTGTTAATAATGGTTGCTAAGTCAGGTCAGCTACTTGCAGAGGCTAAGTTAGCCCAAGACCAGATAATTAACCAAGGATTGCTGCAAGCTATGGAGCAGGGGTTAGATAAAAGGCTAAGCCCCTCTCTTATTACTAAGTTTGTTGGCACAAATGCTAAAGAGGTTAACTATTTAGTGAACTGGGCTGACCGGGTCAATGCATCTGCCACCCATCAATTAGATGCTATTAGAACGATTGTATCGTATCGCAAAGCCGAAATGAATTTATGAGAAAGGTTACTCTACCAAGACTGACAGAAAAAGCACAAAAAGTCTTTAATGCTTACATTAGGCAGCGAGATTCTAAAGATGGATATTTTACTTGCATTAGTTGTTTTAAGACTTTGCCAGTGGAGTCCATGAATGCTGGACACTATGTGCCAGTCAAAGGGGGGTCTTTTCTTAGGTTTCATGAGGACAATGTCAACGGAGAATGCCAACGATGCAATGGCTTTGATGAGTTTCATTTAGTTGGTTATCGCAAGCACCTACTCTTAAAGATTGGCAAGAAAAGGGTAGAGTGGTTAGAGAATAACCGAACTAAGGTCCACAAATGGGATAGAGCAGACTTAGAGGATATCATTACTCTTTACATCACACTACTAAAAACCGCAAAAGATGGAACTGATAACGACCTACCGTTTTAGATGGAATGGGCAGTTTATAGGTATCTTGGGTAAGAAAGACCCAGTTATTAGAACTACTTTATTCCCACAGCATGCCATCCACCACACTGATGAGGATTACAACTGGGTATGCGAAAAGCTAACCAGACATGGCTTTGACTACACAGTAGAAAAATTTACCCATTTATATTCACCACTTAAAAACCACAGACATGACACAAACACAGCGAATCTTGATTTATCTTAAATCAGGTAAACAAATCACCGCCATTGATGCCTTAAACAAGTTTGGCTGCTTTAGGTTAGCCGCTAGGATTGCAGACCTTAGAAATCAAGGGCACACTATCTGGACCAATTACATTACTAAAGACAATAAAACCTTTGCAGCTTACAAATTATCAAAATGAATACCCGAGAACAAGCAATAAAGTTAGTTGATGAGGTTTGTAACTATTATGGGATTACTTTAGATCAGTTACAAGAAGTAAAGAGAAGAAACCACTGGAAGATAACCAAAAATAAACATGGCGAACAAGTAAGGCTTTCAGAGATTAGAATGTCCTTGTCTTACTTTATTTACCAGCATTGCCCCATGAAACTTGTAGAGATAGCACCCCTAGTAGGATACAAAGACCATTCCACTATGAGTATTTACAGAACAAAAATTGACCATTACATAGCTACTGAAGACCCTAAGTTTTATCCTTATTATTTGAAAGTCATAGACTTAGCCTCTGATTTGGGCATTTCTATGAAACTAAGTAGGGTTAAATCACATCAAAAGATAACCTTTGTGGATTACTCAGGTAAATTAGTTTTGGTAGATTGATTTTTTTTTCGTATATTTGTTATGACAAAGAGAGACCGGCTTAATGCTGCTTTGTTTGATAAGAACTTACTAACCCATTGGGGTGCGGCTGTCTCTGCCAATCCTCAGTGGGTTATTTTATTTAGCAATATTTACGACCATGATGGCCTTGTAGGTAGATAGTGGTCCAGAAGTCGGGTTGGTAGGTTCAAATAGAGCTGAGATTGTCCCCGATAGTTGCGAAAATAATAGTTCTATAAGGTATTGGCTTAATGATTAAAGAGAGAGTGTCCGACTGCATCTTGCCTAAGTGGTGCAGATAATACTGGGGGTCCGCCCGATTGTGGGTTCATTAAGATTGCGATAGGATTGGCATAATCCGAACGACTACAATACTGAAATGAATTATTAAAATAAAAAAAGGAATAACACCCTTATAGGGTATATTATGTCTTATTGTTTATCAGATAATCAGAAAGAATTATTAAAAAAACACAAAGGTAGAAAATTATCCGATGGAGAAAATAGGATAGCTACTTTTTTAATGAATAACCAGATTGATTTTATTCGTGAGCATTTTTTTAGTGATTTTACAGTAAAAAAGAGGTTTAAGTTATTATTTTACGATTTTTATATTCCTAAATACCGTTTATGTATTGAATTTGATGGCATACAGCACCAGACTGGCAGATACATGGGTAAAGTTCAGCCTAAATTAAAAATACACGATCAGTATAAAAATCAATATTGTTACAGAAAAGGTATTAAATTGCTAAGAATAAAGCATACTGATATTGATAAAATTGATGATATTATTTGTGAATATTTTGATAATCACAATCTATGAAAAGTATAGAAGCAAGAGCAGCAGACTTTAAGAGAGACCTACAACCCTTTGCCTTTACAGAGCAAATGAAACAAGAGTTTTACGATTACTGGTCAGAGCCTAATAAGTCTAACACCAAGATGAGATTTGAGCAAGAGACAACCTGGGACCTAGGTAGAAGACTGGCTAGATGGGCTAATAATAATAAGGATAGGCATAACTTACAAAAGACCCCTACTGGTTATCGAACCATACCAGAGGCTAAAGTGCCAGAGACAGACCTAGAAAAGTTAGACTATGAACTTATGTTATATAGGTTAAACTTTGAGAAAGTGCCCTTTAACCAGATGGATAAGTGGTACGATTATCTAAAGGCTAACAAGATGCTCAAAAGGTTTGGCAAGGATGATGTTGAAATACTTAGAGCTGCTTATGGGGATGACAACCAAAAGTGCCGATGTGCATGTGTGCAATGGACCTTTGATTGGCTTGTTAATGAAGGCAGAAACTTTACATGGCTAAAATCACAACTATGATACTAATTGCATTTATTTGTGGATCAATCCTAGGCTATGCAGTCGCATACATACGATTTGAGGAAGATAATAGGTTTTGAGGCCTTACAGCCTGCTCTGAAGGCTGCAAAAGGCTCTGAGGCTATGTTTGTAGCTTTAGTTAATCTAGGCACAACCTCTAGGGTCATTAATGAGTGCCTAATGGATTGCTACAAGGCCATGATGCCTATTGAGGTCATCCCTAAAGATGAGAAATACGAATTATGGAACTTTGCTAAAGAAAGATGGCCAGAGGCCACTAGAGAGGAACTTAAAGACAAATGTCTTTATATCTACATAATAGGTAACCTATTTTAGTTCTACTAACCTAAAGCCCATCTGCCATAAGAATCTGGCAGTCTTGGAGGACTCCTTGACAACCTTAGTCTCAGACCAGTCAGGATGCTTTAAGTGAAAATGCTCATGTAATAAGTAAAGCAGATATCTATACCCAGTAAGACTAGGGTCAATGCTAATCTTATTCTCTGCCATCCATGCGATTCCCCAAGCCTGCTCTCTGCCTAGCTTACGATGCTCTACTGTATGAGGATTGGTAATCTTAGGAGCCATAGCAGCCCCCTTCGTAAATTTCGTAAAGTGCCTGATGGGTAATATGTAAAGCCAGCTTACGGATATGCCTAATCATCGTGGCCTCATCATCAGATAATAAGGCTAAGTCAATGTCCTCTATGACACCCATAGCTTGCGCACAAGCCTGGATATCATCATGAGGGGTCGGGTCAAATGTTAATAGTCCGTCTTGATTCGTGGTATCCCTTTCTTGCGACTCCATTCAGTTACATCTTTTTCAACCTCTTTGCGAGACTCAGCTCTGTACTTATCGCATAAAGGCTCTAGTATATTTAACCTCTCAATCGGAGGTAATTGCTTTAATAACTCTTGGACTTGCTTTTTGATGATTGGTGTGTTTTTGTGTGTCATAATACTTGTCCTTTCCAAATTCTTTTATTCCTTACTTCAAAATCTTTAGTACCATGTAAATCTATTAAAATAAAGCCATGATTCCAACTATTTATCGGCATATATTGGGGATGCAACTCAGACAGACAACCCACCGACCAAGTTGTTACTATCTTACCCTCTATATTTTGTTCTGTGTGTTCTGATGACCGGTGATGATGACCGCAAATAGTATTAGCTTTAGCTCTAAGATACAATCCTCTAGCTATATTTACCGGGCTAATTATTGAGCTGGCAAATTCGTGGCCATGCACAATATTCAACTCATTAGCCTTTATGATTCTTTTGTCTGTAATAAATTTAACCCCAGAGACCCTTTTCTTAATTAGGTTCTCTAATTCAAAGTCCTCTACCCCTTGCAGCTCCCCTAGCTTCTGCCAAAGATAATGTTGGTATCTCTCATCATGGTTGCCAAACTTAAAGTATATCTGACAATCTAAAGTCTTTTGTATAACCTCAATAACTTGACAGCCTATGGATAGTTCAGTAGCAAAATTCTTTTTGCGTGGGTCTTTTAGGAATCTAGATAAGCCATGAAAGTCAAATAAATCACCTCCTAAGATGACTGCATCGGGCTTTTCTTTTTTAGAATAATCCAGAGCGGCTGTTAGGGCTGGAATGGAATGATAAGGGGCATGGATGTCGAATAATCCAAGAATTCGCTTGGCCTTGACATGGTAAGGCTCGAAAGTTGACTCATCAGACTCAGGTAACTTGTAAGGGTTAAGAGGTCTTGGTGCTTGTTTGTGTGTCTGTAAGGTTCCATTCCCTTTACCTTTTTGCCCTTGTATTTGACGAATAAAACCTCTTATCGTTTCGACAGAGGTAAATAATTCCTTGTTCTCGGCATAGATAATTCTAGCTAGTTTGAGGTTGGGATAGTCAGGATATCTGTCACGATACTCTCTGACAACGGAAATTTTGGTCATGGTAAAGGGTTTTACAAAATTAAAACCAAAATATCGTGATAGCCAATTAAATTTTGGCTAATTGAAAGTGCATGCCGTCTTTTCGGGTCCAAACACCACCCCAGTCAAAGCCATTATCAGTAAAACACTTGACAAAGCCAGCACTTAGTTTGGGCTCTTTGCCAAGGCCATTTTCAAAGGCATTGACATCAATAGCTATCCCCCATGAATGGAGGCTCATAGAACTGAGACCCCTTTTCTTACGGATATTAAAGCAGCCATCCCAGGTTTTTAACTCGCTTACATGACCAGTATCAATAAGAGCCTTAAAAGCGGCTTCTAAAGGACCGACAATGTCTTTGTTGCAATATACCCTTTTTGGAATAACCCCTATCTCTAAATAAACTGGCACATCCCAAAGGACCATGTGAGGGTTGGCCTGATCGGGCTGTCCGTACTTCTTTAAGGCTTGGGCTGAGGTTACCATTTTGATAGATGATAATTGATTAAAGCCATCACTGGTTTACGAATAGCAAACCCAAAGGCGACACAGAGAGCCAAAATAAGCCAATTTAAGCGGGTCTTGGCCTTGTCCTTATATTCTGCCAACTGAGCCGATAAAGTGGCTCTATTAGCTTCTAATTGGCTCACAAAGGCACGCATGGCTTCTATCTTGGCTACATCTTCTACCCTTTCTACCTTAGTTACGTATTTTGTTTTATACACGACTACGGGTTTATACTTAACCTTGTATAAGGTATCATTGATTCGGGCTGTGTCAAAGATGTACTCCCCAGACAAGAAAGTGTCAATCTTTACAAGTGTGTCTTTAATGTAAGTCGTGTCTTTAACCGGGTATCTCTCTGCACAAATAGCTGGGAGGCGGCCAGCCTGAGCCAGCCTTGCCTCTGCCTTAGAAAGTTGCTTACCCGGATTGCAACCGATTAGCAATAACCCAGCCAACACAAAAACACGCATTAGTCCTTTTTTAGCATTTGTCCTTGACTATTAGTCAAAACATTCTTTAACAAATAGGACAGTCCAGCAGTCAAACCAACGATGGCAGCGGCTTTTAGATCACTTGCTTGGGGCAGTTGGCTAGTCTCTAAGATAGCCACAAGGCCAGTTAGGGCAGCACTCAAAAATGCTACCACAAAACCTTTAGTGAGGTCTTGTAAATCAAGATTCAGAAAGTTACTCATTTGTCTTGTTTATTTGATAATTGAATAGACAACTCAGTTAGTTGGACCGATATATGGTCTAGCTTCTTAAATAAGGTCTCATCCTTATCCTCAGCCACTTTTAGCCGCTCATCCATGCGGGCCATTTTTACTTGGCTATCATTCCAAATCTTAATCAAGGCTACTGCATAGGTGGCGGCTTGGCCTAGAATAAATATCATCCAACTCTGTGTCATCGTTTACTTTTTTTCTGGGTTCAGTTGTTTTTGTGCTTCTTGAGCGATTTTGTATCTCAGTTGCTCACTTGCTTTTGCAGGAAGCTCACCAAGACCCATGTAGATAAGATTCACTTCCTCTACGGTTAATGTTAATGTTACGGTCTTAGGCTCTTGCGTTGTAAAAGACAAAAGACCAATGGCTGCGATAATCAGTAGTTTTTTCATTTTTATTTAGATTTAGATGTTCCTCGTCTGCGAAAACCAAAATAGGCTAAAACATAGTCATCAATGATGGTATTACTTGTTCCCCACGCATTGATAATTTCTTTAGGTATGTAGCAATACACTTGCCCAAAGTTACGGCCAGCTCTGTCATACATACTAACATAACAAGGCGATCCCTGCGTAGTGTCTCTGGTTACATTTTGCACATTCCAGATAAGCTGATAGCAAGTATCGTGAGTTAAGGCATTGATAAGTACTGGCTCTACTTGCAGAGCATCTTTTACTACCACAATAGTATCGGGCTGGGTTGGGCTAATAGTGCCAGCCGTAGTGGTGTAAGTTCCCTGAGCATTAACAAAGAAGGCCCATAATAAAAAACTAATAGTTAAGATTTGTTTCATTTTATTTTTGATTTAAGCAGTTTAATTGTTTCACGAAGTTCAGCTATTTCCTTTTCTAAATTAGCTACTTTTTCTGATGTTGAGGGAAGTTTTACCGTAGCAACTGGCCCGTAGTTACGAACATAACCATCAGGACTTGATAAGGGGGCTGCTTCTGGTTCTGGCTCAGCTAAATTAACCAATGCCACACGATAAGCAACACCGCCTACCTCTACTTCCAAATAATTGTTATCATCTAACACAACAGATGAAGCTACTTTAGTTCCGAGTTTCCAAGTGTCAGCAGTTCCCCCGCTCGGTGCGCCTGTCTTTACTGAACCTGTCATTATTGTATTGCCTGACTTGTCAACTGTAAATTGGCTTGTACCACCAACTTGAAGTTCCATAAGGTCTGCCGTAGCACCCGAAGCAGTGTTTGTGATGTTTAGCTTGATAGCAGTAGGGTTGCCTGTTGTATTCCAAGTTTGTGCTAAATCGATTAACGATTGAGCATTTGCGGATGTTAAGGACGTTCCAGTAACGGCTAAACCGACTTGGTTGTCGTCTGGGTCGATTGTAAACTTACCAGCAGCCGTTGTAGTTCCTATTGTTGTATTTCCTGATATGCTCAACCCGTTAGTCGGTCCTGCGGTTGAGGCAGAATATCCTATGGCTGCGTTTCCGTTGACTTGGAGTTTTGAACCGATTGTGGTAGTGCCTATACCAACATTTCCTGAAGTTGTTATAGAAAATCTTGTCGCTGACGAAGTTTGGTCAAAAATATCTAATCTGCCAGCATTGCCAGAATTTTGTGCGATAATTCTATAATTATTATTAGCTACTAAGTCAATCAATGCTTGGTCAGTAGAACTTTCTATACGGATGGCAGTACTTGAAGTACCTACTACACTTAAACGAGCCGTTGGATTACTTGTTCCAATACCAAGATTCCCATTTGGGTCTAATCTCATTCTTTCGGCAGCTGCATTTACCCCTGTACCAGAACTTCCCGCAGCACTCGTATAGAATGTTATCGGTCCACCTACTGCGTTACCTGTACTTGCTCCACCCCTGATACGGAACTCTGCTCCTGCTATGTTTGTGCCTGAGCCGCCTGTGCCTGAAATAATGCCTGTGCTGGGGGAAGATGCGGTTTCGCCATTGCCGACTATCAAAGTACCCCCACTTGTTATTCTCATTCGCTCGGTTTGAGAACCTATTGCGGCAGCACTAACAGCAAACACCATACCATCATACCCACCAAGATTTAAGAAATTGCCATCACTTGTAGGTGCATTTGCAGCACCTCTCCAAATTCCAACATTTACAGTTGCACCATTTGCTTCTCCTAAACCTAAAATACCCTGTGCGTTACCCGTAGCAACTTTAATAGTTCCTAATACTTGAAGCTTTGCGTTAGGGGTAGTTGTACCTATACCTACGTTGCCACCTTGTGCTATAACTATATTATTTTCAGCTCCATTAACACCAAAAGCTAAATATCCATTTTCTTGGTTTTTAATTATACTGTTGCTAACTTCTTGCTGGAAAATCAAACCATCTGTATTACTTGTACCTGTTGAGGTGTTTGTCATGTTCATACGAACATTGTTCAGCGATGGATTATTTATTTGAAGCATATGTGCTGCAGCAGGATTTGATATGCCTATACCTACGTTGCCAGCTACAACTAATCCATTCGTAGGTGCAGCAGTAGAGGCTGAGTAGCCTATGGCTGCATTTCCGTTGACTTGAATTGTGCTTCCGATAGTGGTAGTGCCTATACCCAAACTGCCACCATCAGTTAAATTCATTCTTACCGCACCACCAGTACCATCTGTATTTTCTCTAAAAAATCTTAAATTCCCAGTTGCATTAGCATCAATGTTGTATTTATTTACTGGTGTAATGAAAGTAACATTAGGGCTTTCTCCACTAGATGAATTTTGTAAAATTAATGCATTTGTTGAGGAAGCACTCAAGGTTATATTATTTGCAAATGTTGAAGCACCGGCAACCGCTAAACCATTTGTTGGCGCAGCCGTACTTGAAGAATAACCAATTGCTGCATTACCATTAATTTGTAAATTTGAGCCAACAGTAGTAGTTCCAATACCTATATTACCTGTGGATAAAATAGCTAAGTTTATGTTATTATTTGGCGCAGACCTTGTACCAAAAAATAAATTTGAACCACTATTTGCAGACCAAATATAAGCATCACCATTTGCTGTATTAAAACCTGTTCTAATTCCACCAGTTCCATTTGAAGGTCTAAATAATGAAATTTGTTCAACAGTTGTTCCACCAACAGTAGTAGTATCAGTAGAACCACCAATAACATCTATTTTTAATATTGGTGTAGTTGTACCTATTCCTAATCTTGAATTTGTATTATCCCAGTATAAATCTGCATTGCTACTTAGGGAAGAAGTGCCATTCCAAAAAGCTACCCTTGTAGCAGTACCACTTCCCGTAACAGAGCCTCCACCAGCCGCAGCTCTAATAGCAGCAGCCGAGTCAGCTAAAACTGTTCTGGTTACATAGCCAAGTAAATTAGTAGAGGTCAAAGAATCTTTTCTACGCAAGTAGTAAGCCGATAAAGTAGCAGAGTCAGCCGATACAACCTGTCCTGCTTTTGTTATTCCATAGCCTGCACTATTAACATAGTTACCTAACATTGTGGAGGTATCTGAAATATTCACTTTTAGATTAATCCTATTGCTTAAACTGGCAGTATCTACCTTACGCAAATAAGGTGTAAGCATACTACTTGTATCTGAAATGTTTAGTTTTGTAGCTAGTCCACTTGTTAAATTAGCTTCAACACTATCAATTCCCTTTTGCCTCCAAGCTCTAGTTGAAATAACGACTGTATCAATGGCCAATGTACCTGCTGTCGTAATCGTTCCCCCGGTTATACCTGTTCCGTTATTGGTAGCAACTGAGGTAACACTTCCCCCAGCATCCGAACTTCTAATCGCAGAGGCAGTATCGGCTAAGATTTTACGAGTAACATAGCCCAAAAGATTTGTAGCTGTTAGGCTATCCTTGCGTCTTAAATAATAGTTTGAAAGTGTTGCAGAGTCAGCAGATAATACTTGGCCCGCCTTACTAAGTCCATAGCCAGCCGCATTTACATAATTGGCAAGCATTGAGGTAGTATCTGCCTTACGCAAATAGGGGTTTAACATTGAAGAAGTATCGCTAATATTAACCTTTAGATTTATTCTATTACTCAGTGAAGCCGTATCAATAGCCCTCAAATAAGGACTCAGCATTGAGGTTGTGTCGCTAATGTTGACCTTTAGGTTAATGCGATTGCTAAGACTGGCTGTGTCAATCTTACGCAAATAAGGTAAAAGCATTGAAGCTGTATCAGAGATATTAACTTTTAAGGCCAAGCCCGCTGTCAGATTAGACTGCACAGAATCGACACCTTTTTGCCTCCACAAACGAGTAGAGATAACAGTAGTATCTATGGCTAGAGTTCCGGTTGTAGTAATTGTTCCCCCAGTTATGCCTGTGGCATTATTTGTGGCTACTGAACTAACAGACCCTTTGTTATTAAAGGCGGTCCAATCAGCCGAGCTTAAAGCACCTCTATTGGTAGCCGAGGCAGTAGGCAGATTGAAAGTATGAGTGGCCGTTACAGAGGATATGTTAAAGTCAGTACCCGATGTGCCAGTTACTAAATACTGAGCAGGGGCAGTAAGACCATTTATTGCACCTATACCAGTTGTAAAGGTTGTATGCACCTCGCCAACATAGCCATTTTGTGTGTATAAGGTAACGGTCTTACCATTGGTATTTTGGATATAGAATTGAATAATAATACGATCAGTAACTGCCAAACTTGTCGTAGGGATAGATACCGCCCAAGTGTATAAATCAATAACACTACCGTTAGTAATTTGCTCAATAGGAGATGTGGCTATCGTTGTTATTGTAGAGCCATCCCACTTTTCTACTTGAACATATATCTCGGCATTATTAGAACCTCCGCCTGTTTCACTGAGATAGGCATCAATAGTCCAAACCCCAGCCGGAATTTGTAATAAACCAGGTTTGCCTGGGTCCGTAATAAAGTTGGCTATATTCCCAGTAGTAGCCCTTGTAAAGTTAGCAGCAGCCCCAGTGTTGGCCGTATCTCCTAGCTCGTACATGGTAAAGCCACCAAAAGTACCCATTGAGACACCACCATTAAAGTAATAAATCTTACCTCCACCGCCACCGCCTGGGTTGCCAGTACTATCATTAAAAGCCCATAAATGATTGCCACCTCTGACATAAAAGACAGAATCTGACCCATTCTTTTTATAGACTTGAGTAACGAACTTGTTAGTGGTGTCAACCTTACGCAGATAAGGAGACAACATAGAAGCTGTATCTGAGATATTTAGCTTTAGGTTTATTCTATTAGATAAAGAAGTAGTATCTGTAATAGTGCCTCTTAACTTTATCCATTGTGTGCCAGTATAAGTGTAAACACTTGAATCAGAGGTATTATAAAATAAGCCCCCAGCATTTGTAGAGCCCCCAGTCCTCAGACTCGGTGTCGTACCCTTTGGGATATGAAAGGTAGAGTCAAACATACCAGCAATCCAACGGTATCTGCCATTGATATTAGTGTAGTTAGTGGGAGCTTGCCCAAAAGCTACTTGGCTGACTACTAACAATAAAACGAGCTTAAATATTCGTATCATAGATAACATTTATTGATTCTTGTTCGTTAAAAGGTATATTGGCATCAAACTGAATTATCCCAGTTGATGGATTATAATGCACTTGCCTAGTTGTAATCATAATATCGTTGACACTTGTAATTACATCGTAAGCCACCCCACTTCGAGCCACAAAAAGCATTTTGACATAGGCTATTGCCGCATCAAATACATTGCTATCTCCCGGCACTGGGTAATATGTTTGTCTTAAAGTCATTAGTCCTTCCACATTGCCCAGACTGTCTCGCCTGGATTAAAAGGTATATTTGAATCAAAAGTAATCCTTCCTAATGCACTATTAAATAATGCAGTCCGATTTGATGGACTTCCCGTAGTGATAGGATCATAGACAGTACCCTCTCTGGCTATTCCCAGAATGGTCTTGCCTTGTAAGGTCTTGCCATAAACTGACAAGCCTTGTATTGCGTTTTGCCCTGCTACCGTTACCCAGTAGTCTGAATCGACATCCTCATCCAAAGATGGGCTAGAGGGGCTTACATCCATTAAAAAGGCTCCAGTGCCGATAATGTTTACGGTACATTGTACGAATGATTGCACATCCCCAGAAATAGGTAGGTTTTGTATTAATGCCTCGCCCTCAATAGTTCTGATATCCCCATCTAAGTTAGTGAACTCAAACTGCCACTCAAGGGCTGCCCTTCTGACTGACTCTTGAATAAGATAGAAAGGGCTGTAACGATTTCCATCATTATTTGTTACAAGCACCCCAGAGGCAGAGCCAGACCAATCGGTTCTCCTTATTCGCCTTTTTGTGAATAAGCCATCATTGACAGAGGTTCTGTTTATTATTTCATTGGTCAGCTCAAAAGAGCATGACTTGGCACAAAATACCGGATAGTAATTGCCCTCTACCTTGATAGAGGCAATCATATTGGACCCTTTGACTACTTTACCATCGTTCATTCTTGTATATATTTGAACGAATGACCTTCATAAGTTTTGGGGATTGTATTATCTACAACCTCAATCATATAAAGACCCCATTCGCAGTTATCGGTATCCTGCTCGAAATGTAGCAGCTTAAAGCCTTTGTTTGTGGTAGCTGGGTGCGCATCTTTCTGTCTATACAAATGTAACAAATCTGGCAAATCTGGCTCACCATCATAGGTCTTGTCTGTGTCTAATCCATCGACAGTTGCCTCAAAAGCTGTAAAGACTCGGTTATATTGATTCCAAACCGCTTGGTTCTGATGTTGGCCATAGGGTAGCTGATCCTCTTGGGGAGGGCTACCTTGAAACTCTATTGAGTCGTAAAAGTTGCCAGATAGCAAATAGTCGTAAGCCTTTATCAAAGCCCCACCAACAGACTCGCTTTGTGTAGGCTCTGCAAAGGTTAAGATGGTCTTATTAGGGATAAGCGAGTACTCTACTGCAACAATGCGATACTTGCCATTATTTAGGCTGGTATTGCTTACCTCAATGTAGTCGTTAATGTTAAAGAATGGGGTATAAAAGCCATCCAAGTTGACCCCATTGCCAGCCGCAAAAACCGCATTGCCTGAGTATAAAGTATCCCCTAGTTCTGTCAATAACAAAGCCCCTTTCATTTCAATTCTAGGAGCATCCGACATATAAACTGTTTCATCTCTGACTGCCATGTTATCTACCGACTGCTCAGAGATATGCTGCTGGCCTTTCAATACTGCATAAGAACCATTGACTCTTGGTGTTAAATTAATGCTTAGGTTATTGTAATAAAATGGAGCCGTTATATTAGCATTGACAGTTAATCTAATCCAGATTTTTCCATCGGCTGGCACCTCTATTGATGAGCTTATATTTGTGTATTTAGGCAGCTCATCGGTAGGATCAAGCGCACCATCCATGCTCAATCGCCATTGTTGCGTAAAAGGATTATCTGCAATCGCAGCAGTTAAAGGCTTTGGCTTGCTAACCCATTGATTAATAATAGAGCTTGGGTTTGTCGCATCATAATACCATGTGAAGTATTCTGTATCGGCCTCTAACCAGACATGCACAGGGTTAACAAAACCAAGATTAACATCTTGTCCTACATCTATTGATATCTCTAACTTATCACCCTTTTGAACATAGAAAGGGCTCGATTTTAGATAATGCAAAAAGTCATTGCCGGGTACATCTTCATGCTCGACTACAAAATACTTTTGTGTCTCATATCCATAAGAAAACTCTTTAATTAGCTCCCCTCTGGCTCCGGCTTGTTGGTAAAGGTCTAGCCAGACCCCACCTGTGCCATCCCCAGCCCTTGCCAATACCCACCCCTCTGGTCTATACACCCCAGTAGAGGTTGGAGCAGTGGGATCGGGAGCTGAAAGCACCTCACCCCTCTCAAAGCCCACATTCTGCACTATCTCGGCTGGATAGTTATAGTCAAAGGTATGCTTGACCGCTTTGTAAGGCCTTTGCAGGCTCAACCTAGCATCATCGTTCATAAAGGCCATGTCATACTCAGCCCCAATATCTTTGACAAGAAAGGGTGCATCAAAGGCAATAGGCTCGCCTGTATAGTCGAACTTGCAAACCCTCTTTATCGCATACCCAGCCTCGTCGGTTGAACGGATAAACCAGACATTTTTTTGCTGGCTAATATCGCAAAACTCTTTTAGCAGCTTTTCGAGTACCGAATAGCAATTTTCAAGCTCACCTATGCTCGTTTCAAAGGTCTGAGCATTTAGGTAAAGCATATTGTAAAAATGGTCTGCTGGCACATCGTATGTAGCCGAGACCTCTAGTAGATTCATTTCCACCCAGATAGGCAATTGCAGCCCGGTCTTTTCTAAGCACCAGCTAATATATTTAATCAGCGGATGCGGACCAGTCAAGTATCTGCCCTCATCATCCGATAAAGACAAGTCTCTTAAAAAGGCTATGCCATCTGTGGCTATAAGCTCTAAGACATTCGGGTCAGGCTGAAAGGTCTGCCCTAAGTCCGATATTGAAAGCCAGCCAGTAAACACTATCTCTGTGTCTGTACCGACCGCAATCTCTACTTTATATTGATTATCGCCACCACCAGCAAAGGTCATGGCATTGACATCATCGTTAGTAAAAACTCTAAGTCGGCAGCTCTTACTCTTAATAACGGTAAATTTATCCTCTGAGTTGTCAACGGTCTGAAATACGACAGGGGCATCGGCTGTCTCGAGCTCTACCTCTGTCAAGTCATCCTCGGCAGTATTTGTAATCTTTATATAGATAGTCTGCTCATTCGGGCTATTGTCCGAATAATCCACTTGCGTATTGACAAAACTACCTTTGTAAAAATTAGCCATTTACTCTGAGTTGACTTCTTTGTGTTCTGGCATAAGCCAAAATAATATCTTGTCCTCTTAAGGTTGTACTTCCATTGCCGCCATTCATTCTACCGCCACTCATAAACGATCCCACAGAGTTATTGGGCACTATGCCCCCGCTTACTGATGGCACAAAAAGCTCTGGTCCTCGTTCTCCTACTAAGTAAGGCTGACCACCACTAACTGGACCTCCCAAAGCCCTTGCTTGTAGCCCACCTTGTATCGAAGCTCGCAAGGCTGCCCCCGCTGCTATCAATCCGATACCAGCCGCTAAAGCTAGACCGGGGTTTGTAAATAATGATGCTAATGCTTCTCTGGTCAATTTGGCTAAACCAGAAATAGCTATTAATTGTCGGCCGATGGCTTGTAAGCCACCAGCAATGACCTCACCAAATGATTGGAATGCGCTTCTAATATCTCCACCACCCAATATATTGCCAAGTGCCTCGCCTACTGAGGCAAAACTTTCAATCTGTAAATTTGCAAAAGCCTGATTGACAGTTTCAACAAATCTATTTAGTTCTTGGTCAATAGCTACTGTTTTGATTCGTGGCTCAACAGGTATATTGACAACTCTTGGCTGTGCTTTTATATTTTCGATTGCCTTATCAAGCTCATCTAATAAACTTGGTAAAGCAACTATTTTGAACGATTTTATCTCAACATCTGCTTTATCAATCTTTGTAGTAATAGGCTTCGTTTGTATGCCTGTACTTAACTGAGTTATCTCACTCTGTAATTGTGCTATATCCCTTTGTAAAGCAGATAAAGTCTTTTTGCTCTGGTTCTCTTGATCTGTGTAGTACTGTTTAATCCTAGAGGCATCAGTACCTTGTAACCTAGGGTCATTAGATAGTAACTCTTGAAATCTCTTTGTACCATCAACTAATGTCTTTTCATTAGCTGTTAAAGTAACTCCTTGTAATTTAAGCTGCTTTTCAATAAGCTGCTCTAATTGAGCCTGCTTTATTTTGACAGCAATTACAGTCTTTAGGTTTTCTAAATAGTTTTTATAGGCATTATCTAAGCCTACCACAGCCTCACCCTCTAACTTTAACCCAGAAAATATCTGCGGCTGAATTTGCTGTAATTCCTTTATCGCAGCTAACTTTCTCTCTCTGGTCTCTGTTTCGTTACGGAGAATACCAAGAAAGCCATTGACTGCTGTGGCCTCTTTTGCTGTTTCGGCAAATATGCCGTTTATTGAGTCTTTAAGTTTATCAGCATCTGAGGCAACCTTTTGTGTTGTCTTACTTGTAGTAAATAATCTATCCCCAAATGTAATCAGTAAAGATGTAACGGTAGAGATAGCTAAAGCAATACCAGCAGGACCCGCCAACTGACCCACTAAAGCCTTAAAAGCCCCTCCGGTAGTTCCAGTAGTGGCTTTGAGTTGTTGGAATGATGTAATTAAGGGGTCAATGTTATTGGCTATACCAATAAGGCCAAATGGCGCATCTTGCACCACTCGGCTAAAGTTCGTTAAGGTAGATGTGGCTTGCCCTGTAACATTAGGCAATCTACTAAGAGCTTTAGAAGCATTATCCGTACTCCTAGCAGTCTCCTCGGCACCTAATTTGGCCCTATCAAGCTCTTTCTCTAGCTTTTGTAAGGCCGAAATCGCAGATGCCACATCAGCCGCCACCCTTACTTGTAAATCAGCCATTCTGCTTCGTTTTTAGCCTTTTAAGTGCCTCTCTTTCTTTCTTGACCTTTAATAGTGCTCTGATTTGCTCTTGATCTAAATCTGTCTTAGATTCAAGCTGCCAGCTATCCATGACAAACCTAGCCCCATTCCCTTTACCTATCAGAGCCTCGCATATTAAGGCTGTCTGAAACCTCAATAGGATAGACTCTGTCTTTACCTTTTCGATATACCCTTTTCTTAGCAAAAGGTACTCATCGACCTCAAGACCGTAAAACTCAACTGGAAGCAGACCAATCTGGCCAAAGGCCTCCGACCTCATCTCATCCCAAGTTAAGGATTTGCCACTTGGGTTGGGGCTTCCCCCTGGTCTTTAGGTTTATTAGCCTCTACAAACTTATTGATAAGACTAGCGGCATCGGTCTCATCCATTGCACCGACCCAGTCTTGGACCTGCTCAATAGAGATAAACTCCTTAATGCCATTGACCTTGTTATAGCAGTTCAACCCACCATAAACGAGGCCGCAGATAAAATCAAATTGCTTGTCGGGCTTACTTAGAAGCTCAGACATTAACAGAGGGTCAGAAGATGTAGCCTCTCCGTAGAACTTTGAGAACCACATCTTGCCGACATCCAATGTAACCTCTTTACCTCCGATTGTGTGTGTGATTTGTTTCATGTGTTATTAGCTTGCTGGTTCTGTATCAATGTCTCCCTCAATCTCGATAGTCATTGTGAACTTAGCAGTCTGACCGCTAACATTCTGCTGACCAAGAGCTGATATCCATCCGTAGCCACCATGATAAATAGTCTCGGCTGAATCTGTCAGATGCCAGTACTTTTTAGTATTGTTGGCATACAGAGTTTGAAAATCATTGAACGAAGCCTCGTTAGCATCAGGAACTGTGTCAACTACCGCATTTAAGGTGAAACGGTTGTTCTGGGGTCCTAATACCTTTAGAGTTCCGCAGTTAGTCTCATCACTAACTACGTTGCGGCTGCCATCGAATGATCCCTCACTCTGGCACACAGCCGACTTTCTTGCACTACTCGGGCTGTCTGAATATTCGATAAACATCACACTGCCGGAGATTGTTGTAGCATCTGCCATTTGTTTTTATTTAATTTTGATTAAGAATATGCTCATATCTGAGTAAAAGCCTGAATGTCTTTTCAGAGCCATCATCTTCGTAAAGTTCGGTCTCTGATTGTATGGTGATTTGTGTTATCTGATGGTCTGGTATGGTTATGCCAAAAGAATTAGGACCAAGAATAATCTCATCGTAAATCTCTTGGGCTATATCGTAAGCAGTCTTACTATTTCCTAATGTAGCGAATTTAGTTAAAATATCCACCACAATAATAGCAGACTGAAAAAATGCAGAGTTATTGAGGTCTGTCTGGGTACTACCCTCTGACCTTATTAGTACATAGTTGCCATTCTGAGACAAAGGCACAGCATCCTTATAGACTGGCACAGAGATAACCCCATCGAGGGTCTTGTACCATTCTGTTTTTAGGTCGTATAGTGCGGTCTTAAATGCCACTGAGTACTCTGTTTATTCGTTCTGTTAATGATTTTTGTACAATAGGTATTTGTTTGTAAAAGAAAGGCTTTGGACTAATACCATTCTTTAAAATACTCATTGTGATTGCAAAGGCTATACTCAACCGCTGATCTTTGGTTTGGCGGTTTTTCCGTTTGGTTTTTACGTTGTATGTAACCCCAATCCCTTTGCGTTTTACCCACGAATAGATAGACATTAACATCTCTATCCAATCGCCCTTTTTTTCGCCACCCTTAAACTGAGCAGCATACTCCTCAGTGCCCGGATATGGCTTGAACTTTCGCTTAGTTCCAAACTCAATATAAGGAGCATAAGAGGCATTAGCTGAAACTATGTAGCTGTAAGGTGTTTCTCTTTGATAGGTTATTGATCTAAGCAATGTACCCCTATCTCCACCTTGACCAGCTAAATCTCTCTTAGCTAAAGCAACAAATTCCATAGCACTTGCCTCGACTTCGGCCTGCACCTCATCTTTCATGGCCTTACCCACCGTTGACAAACGGTCAGATAATTTATCAAAGCCTATGGTTGCTACTTTAATCAAGCTCAAAAATTGCTAATGCAGTTACCTCCCAATAAAATCGTTTCTCACCTATCCTACGAACACCGCTAATAGAATAAGTTTGCCCAAAATACTCAATTCTGTAATCTGGGGTAATATTGTACCCCCTAAAAGGCAGCCTAAAGGTTTTAGTATCTGACATCTCTGTCCGACCATCCCCTTGACTCCTTGACCCACCGCCATCCTCTACCTCAGCCCACATCTTGTAGGTTGTAGCCACCGACTCGGTAGCATCCCCATTAGCATCAATGGTCTGGGTATATTTTAGCAGCTTTATGGGCTTTAGGTTACCTATCATCCTAACCAGTTAACAGTTTTATATCTTGAAGCCAGATTCATAGCCTCTCGGCTCATTCCATCCACATTCTCATCCCCCCTATTGATGTATCTGTAAGCGACCTCTTTATACATGGCATCTTTTAGACCTTTAGGTAAGTTAATAAAACCAGCCTCGTAGAGCATGGTCATATTTTCGTACTTAGGGGTCTTTAAGAGTCGGCCATTCAAAGAGACTTCAAAATCATCTGTGCTGATACTATCTCCCTCGTCATCTTTTACATTCAAGATGGTATTAACTGGACCAAAGGGAATCTCAAAGTTGCCAGCCAAATTTGTGAACTCAATCTCCCAAGTTTTGGGGATTAAGCTCAGGCCAGTAAACTCCTCAATCCTTTCTCTAGCTGACCGAATAAGCTCCGCTATCAAAGCATCATCATCGTTAAAGTCAGATGAGATACTTTCGGACTGATCAATAAACCCCTCGAGCCTGAGATAGTTTTTTACCTCGGCAACGGTTAAGGGCTCAGTCAACCCCGATTCGGAGGTCTGGTCCTCCCAGTCAATTAGTAGATTGTATAGCATAGAGATTTATTAAAAAAAGGGGCCAGCCGAAACCGGCCCCACCACATCAAACCACAGCACCTATTTAGAATGATCCGTAGATGATTGCATCTGTTCTCATGATGTTGATGTCTTCAAAACACTCAACACGAGCAGTTACCAGGTTTCTCTGGAAGTTGTCGCTATCCTCATAAGAAAACTCTACACGCAATCCCTCGGTTTCAACACGCTCCAAATAGTTAGCATCGATGATAAGGGCTTTGTCGTTAGTAACCCATGAAGCACCGATTACAGGCACTCCAGCGATACGGACATTACCATTTGCATCGATTACGAAACCACCAGGAACTGAGTAGTCAGTTGGCTTAGTCTTAAGCAAGTCAGCCCACTGAGCATAGCTTACGAGAGCAAATGAAGCCTCGAAGTTAGCATCCAGTTGGTTGGCAATCCAGTCAACCAGTTGCTCAGCATCAACAGTAGCAGCAGTAGTAGTAGAACCAGTAGCGGCAGTTGATACAGCAGTAAAGAATGTGCTGTTCTCTTTCTTGTAGAAATCACGCAGCAGCATTCTCTGGAGGGTGTTCTGCAAGAAAGGCAGTTGGAACATCATCTGCTTAGAGAAACGAGCGAAACCAGCGATGTAGTCAGATACTACTTTTACCTCAGTCAGGTCGTAGTCAATCTGGCTCTTAGGGTTACCCTCAGTCTGGATTCCGATAGAACCCTCAGTACCAGTCTCACGATAGGTAACATAAAGTCCGGTTGGAGATACAGCAGTAGGGATAAGATCACGCATGTTAATCTTCTGAGCAGGAACGAGACCTTGACGTTGGTTGTATGTAGCAACACCATCACCAGACAGGTTGTTACCCAAAGTCATTGTACCGACAGCTTTAAGGTCGATCGTCAGCTTGGCATTCTTGTTCTTTTGGAACTCTTTGATTTCAGCTTGCTTAGCCTCAAAAGCCTCAGCCATTTGCTCAGCGAAAGCATCACCAAAAGACTTAGTCTTGTTATCGACTTTCTTGGCGGCTTTCTCAGCGATCAGTTGGTCGAGAGCAGCTTGATTTTTCTTAGCAGCTTCATCCATTGTAACGACAGCAGCTTTTACTTCGGCTACATCGCTTTTTACATCAGCAATAGCAGCCTCATTGGCAGCTTTCATCTTTTCTACTGACTCGGTAGCTGATTTTACCGCAGTCTCGATGCTTTTCAATTCTTCCATTGTTAGGAATTTAATTTAGTTAATAAATTGTTTAAGTTATGCTTCAATCCACTCAAATCTACCTCCGGCTCCTTAGTCTCTGCAACTGCCTCAGCGGGTTGCTCCTCTTTAGGAGTGGTATC